TCTTAGACCAAGGGTCGTAATCGTCCGCCGTTGAGTTCGCTACCTTCGCGCTTACTGTCTCGACCTTCTCCATGTCCTGACGAGTGGGACGCTTATCTGCTCCCAGTAGTAATCCGATCGCTCTACCGATTGCAGATGTAACAGTGTCCTCGACGAAGAACTTCTTCATGTTGACGTTATAAGTCGCTACGTTACCGAATGCGTAATCGGTAGCCGATGGGTGTAGATCCTCGTACTCGCGGAAGATCTGGGCTTGGATAAGGACGTAACCCTTCTCGGCGTTAAAGTCCACGATGTTCGTCTGAACTCTAGCTGTAGGGTGTGTTAACCATAGGCGAGCAATTCTGGCCGCTACGTCTTCGTAATTGTCTAAGAAGCTCATTAGCGCACTTCCCTAGATGCGTGACGTGATACAGCTCGACCGCGCTTAAAGCCTTCTCGCTGGCCTTCTTTATAACCGACTGAATAGCTCATAGCTGCCCATAAGATCCCAGCTATTAGCATCATTACGATAATCGATAACTCGTTCATTACTTGCTCCCGATACTGGGAACGACGTTCGCGCTCCCTATGTAAAGAGTGAAGCAAGAACGAGCCTAGGTCAAGATTCCCGCTTATCTATCGGCGTGTCGATTGGTGTTTTCGGCTTGGACTTTAGTCCGTTACCCGCAAGAACTCCGCCTAGTGATCCAGTTAAGAAGATCGCGAGAGTCTTTAGTAAATCGATAAAGGCCGCATCGTTCGGAGCTTGATTACCGATCGGCTGAGTAACGAAGATAAGAGCGTAGGTAATCCCTAGCGTTACGATTAAGAAGACAGCGGCTAAAGTCGAGCCGATGATAAGAATGAGAGTCGCGTGGACTTCTTCTGGACTACGGCGTCGCGCTGGGCTGTGGAGCTTCTTCTCCAAGGACGTCGCTAGTACACGTTCCAGTAGGGATACATCGTGGCTCTTGGCATTCTGGCTTCGACCAGTTCTCGTATTCTTGGCACTCATAGCGAACCCAACCCTGATAACCGCAAGCGGAAAGCCCAGCCGAAAGGACTAAGGCCAGACTTCCCGCTATTAGTCTTCGAGTCACTTCCCCGATAACCCGAAAGCGGAATCTTTAGGATTTAACCAGCGCAGAACTACAGGTAGAACAGCGGCTAAGCCAGCCATTCCGATAGCTTTAGGATCTTGCACTCCCGCCATGTAAACAGCGATCGACGCGGCCAAGAAGCTACGCGCCCAGCTTGCGAGTAACGCTTTTAAGTTTTCCATCTTTCTTCTCCTTAATCTTCGGCTTCGCTGCCGATTGAGTAGGTACTTCGACGACTGGATAATCGCCAGCGTAAGCTACGAACTTAGGACGTCCGAACCCTACGACTTCTTTACCGCTCCCGAATGCGCGCTCTTTAACCATGACCATTCCGCCGTTGCGCTGATCGCCTGTTCCCGATGTATTACCTTCGATCGTGATAACAGTCTTCGCCTTAACTCCGACGACGATTCCGATGTGGCTAATACGATCGATGCCATCATGCGGAAAGTCCATAAATGCAAGATCGCCGATCTTCGGCTCTTCGGTTACGAAGCGATTTACTTCTTTTAGCTTATGCGCGCCCGCAGCTGTGGAGACCATCGATGGAAGCTTTACGCCCGCTTCATGGAAGCACCAATTAACGAAAGATCCGCACCAAGGTAAGCCATCGGCCTTGGTAAACTTTCCGTACTTCGTAAGGTTATTGCCTTCTTCGATTGTACCGACTTCGGCCAGTGCTACTTCTACGACTGCCGCAGCTGTTCCGACTGGGTAAGTCATGATAGAAGTAACTTCGCTTCGTCGTCGGTTATGCCAAGTTTGGTAAGTAGAGCCGCTTTCTCTGCAGCTTTTAGAATTGCCGTTGCATCGGCGGCACTTCTGGCCTCTTCTATTTTTAAGCGTTCTGCTTTTTCTGCAGCTGTTTCTTCTCGTTCTGTAATAGTTTCTTCGCCTGTTGCAGCGTTAAACTCTTTTTCTATAATTTTCATGTTATCCCCTTATGCCGTTGTATAAACCCAGATTTTGCCAGCGTCAAAATTAGTGCCACTAGCGAGAACACTAACTGAAGTAATTGCGCTAGTCCCCGTATAAACTCCACCAAAAAAATGTTGATCGTGATTTATAGATGAACTTACGCTATCGCCACCAGCAACGCCCCAAAATGCTTTGTTACCTGATGAGTTGCAACCTGAAAGATAAATGTAACCAGTAATAGAACAAGTCGAATTGTTTCCGTTATTTGCTGCAGTGACACTAGTGGCGGATAAATACGGTTGGCTGTAAAAAATGCCTGCTGAATAAGTATTTAAACCAGTGTTGTTAACATCAAAAGAATTGTAATTTGCGCCTGTGTCACCATTAAATCTAAAAGACATACCAAAACCTGAAGAAACACCCGAAGCCGATGAAATACCGATTAAAATGCCGTCTGCACCGCTTATACCGCTTACGGTAATTGTGCCCGCAGCGGTTAAGTCTGTGCCGCCTGAGTTTACTAATGACCAATTTGCACCGCCGCCCGCTGGCGAAGCCCACGTCGGCACTCCACCCGCAACAGTTAGAAGCTGACCTGTAGTTCCAATTCCCAGACGAGCTGGAGTAGATCCGCTCGAAGAGTAAATCGTGTCGCCAGTAGTAGTCATCGGGTTAGTCATGCCCGCTGCGTCGTTAGACCATACGAAATCCATGTCCGTATTAGAGTTCTTAGCTAGAACTTGTCCAGTAGTTCCGCCTTTAAGATCTACTAAAGACGCGTCGATCGAATCGCCTAGCGTCTCGATCGCTGTCGCGCCATCTTTTACTAAATCGGTCGAAGTCGGAACGCTCCAGCCGAAGTTAGGTGTAGTAGTTGCCATTTCTTCTCCTTTATGCGACTACTGTCGCTTCTAACCATGTAAGTGTAGGGCTAAGAGTGTTCCATCTTTCGGAAGCTGGCACGTCATTCCAGCGGAACGCGTCGAGTGAGTAAGCGATCGGCGTAACGTAAAGATCGATGGCCAGAGAGTTATAGCCAGCCGAGAATCTCCAGCCTTCTACGAAGCCTTGGAAAGCTAGACCCATGTTCGCGGGTAGGTCTGTAATGTTAACTGGCATTCCCATAAAGACGCCGATAAGAGAATCTCTCTCTAAATCGGAGACATTAGGGCTTCCGAGTGGATAGCGAATCGACTCGAAGTTAGCTCTAGGGTAAGCGCGAAGAGCTAGATAGAACGCGGCCTGTGTCGTAGCGTCTGCGCCGTTTTCTAGCGAAGTTTGAATGTTCTGGGCCAGTGATCCGTAAAGTGCGATAGACGCGGGATCGTCGTCTGTAACTAGCTGGCCGTTCTTATAAGTAATCGTAATCGAATTACGAACGTCGCCCGCTCTCGTCGATGTTTGTAGACCGCTGGAATAAGCGTCTAAAGCTGAAAGATCGACGTAACCGTTCGCAGCTAAATACTGTCCTCTTCTAGTCGAATCCGCATACCCGATGCGGCCTTCGGAGTCTTCGTAGATGTAACCCAGTCCAGAAGTGGCTAAAGCTGATACCAGAGAATAAGCATCTGTAACGTCGCTGGCTCTAGCTGTAAGTTCGTAATTGCCTGGGCGATCGATGTCACCGACTCCGCTATTTTCCGCGTTAGCCCATGTCGTCGTCGCGTCATAAGTTGCCCACGTTAAAGCTGCGGGAACTTCGTTCCAAGCTCCGTAAAGAATGCCATCAAGTACGTCGAAGATCTGATCGCCCTCGAAGTCTTTAGCTAGTACGCCTTCGGTTAATACTTTCGGAAGACGTGAAAGTGCGCCAAGTGCCGTAATGCTAATAGTCTGAACGAGACCGCCAGTTCCCGATCGTTCGACTGTCGTAAGAATGTCGCTTACGCTTCCGCCGAAGATTGCCACTGGAGTAGCTGTGGAGTTCTGCACGAACACAGTTATCCCAGAGTTTATCTCTACAGTGATCGGATCGTCGTCGATGTTGAGAATAGATAAATTACAGTAGCCCGCTACCGCTTGTTGATAGATGTCGCGGCGGCCCGATTCGATCGTGAGATTTGCGAGAGTTATGTTTCGATACTCGACTCCATCGATGAGAACGCTCCAGATTGGAATCCACTGGGTCATACTGCGAACAACGCTCCCGCGCCAAGAGTGCCGCGCGCTTGGGACTTGTTAAGTACATCGACGATCGTTCTAGCTGCCGATTCTGGATCTCCTACGATGCCCATGTTTACAGTAACGCGAGCGGACGCATTAGATTCGCGCTCTGCTCTGAGTCTGGCTGTTTCGGCCTTTAACTCTTCACGTCGTAGGATCGCAGCTTGCATCGCTGGAGAATAAGCAGATAGCGGCGCGCCTGTAAAGGTAGGCGATCCCGCAGACGGAGCGAAAGTTCCGCCGCCGCCGCCGAATCCGCCGCTAATAATTCCACCCGATCCATCTTCACCGCCGAAGACTAATCCTTGGCTTTCCCCAGCTCCTACGAAAGAAGCGTTACTAGCACCGAATAATCTAGTTACTGGATTATCCCTAATTAGATCGATAACCTTTTTCGCGCCGTTATAGATTCCAGTCAACAGACCGACGAACTTTCCGAAAGCTGTAACGAGTCCAGCGATGAGAGTTCCAAGTCCTTCAAGTGCAAGCTTAAATGCTCCGCCTAGAAGTGGGACTAAATACTTATCCGTAAACTCCCAGACCTTTTTTAAGAATCCGTAGAATGGCTCTAGTTCTTCGGAGTTATCCGAGATCGCCTTCTTAATCTTGTCGAATGCGGATTTAAGTCCTTCGAGAATTGGCCCCACGATTTTAAGAATCGCTGGAACTATCTCGTTATAAAGGAACTTCCACCAAGAAGTCAAGATCGGAAGTACATCGTCGCGAATGACCTTAAAAATCTCGCCGAATGCTGGCCCGAGTGTTTTACCTAAAGAATCGGCGAAGCCCTGAATAGCTGGGATTCCTTTATCGACGAATCCAGACAGAAGCGGAGTAAGCGCATCGAGAACGTAAGAACCTACAGTCTCTTTCGCTTCATCAAATGCAACAGTAAGACGAGCCATCTTTCCCTGAAAGGTCTCGGCTTGTTGAGAAGCTTGGCCCTCAAAAGTTTTAGCTAATGCCGCAGCTGCGGCGTCGAAGTCCTTGGACTTAATAATCGAATCATCGAGTCCGACGCCTAGTCTTCTTAATGCGCCGAGATTACCGTCGTAAGCTTTACCAAGAGCTTCGGAGACCGCGCCTAGATCTTTACCTGTTCCCGCTGCGATGTCTAGAGCTAGGCTCTGGAGTTCTTGCGCCTTGGTAGCGTCTTTCGTACTTCTGATAAGCCGATCTAAACTCGGACGAAGCTTGTCGTCCGTAATTCCGTTAGCTAGTGCCGTTTGGGTTATGTAATCTTCGACAGCTTTAATCTGGCTCTCTGTTGCTCCAGTGACATTCTCTAAAGTTGTCGCGAGTTTAGCCTGAGCCGCTTCGTCTTCGATCGCAGACTTAACGCCATCGACGAGAAGAACTCCAGCATAAGCAGCCGCAGCCGCTCCAGCTACGGCGAACGCAGCTCCCGCCTTCTTAGCGAATCCGCCCAGCTTAGAGCCGAAGCCTTCGACTTCGTTCTGTGCGCCCTTGACGCCTTTCTTTAATTCGTCGAAGTCGGCGTCGAAAGTAATCTTTATCTTCGGAATGCCCGCCATTAGTTAAGCCTCAATTCTTTAGCGATCTGCTGAACCATAAGCGAGTATTCGCGGGCTACGACTGGGACATAGAAGTCGACCGCTGGAGCGATCCAGTAGCCGCGCTTATTATAGGGAGTCTTAAATCTGTTCGTAAATGTGCGGCCGATCGAGTCGACGCCGCCATGAGATCCGTATTCTGTTCCCCAGAGCAGCGCGCCAGCTGGCGCAGCTTGACGACGAACCTTCGCGCCTTTACCGCTTTTAGAAGCTTCTCCGCCATAAGGACGACCGACCTTCTTAGGGCCACCGATGTCGACGCGAATAAGACGATCGCGTGGAGTCTTGATCGTCTGGACTACTAGCTTCGTCTGTGGAGCTGGAGCAGACAGTCCGCTCATCATGAGCTGGCCAGCTAGTCGCTTAGACATAGGCTGAGCGCGATCTCTTACGAGCTGCTGATACTCCGCGGGAAATGAACCCAAAAGACCGAGAAGATTCTTAAACTCGTAAGGATCGACAGTAATGGCATAAGTGCCGCGGCCGCTTTTATCTGCCATTCTGCCTCTCCAAGATCTCTATAGCTGTGAGTAAATCTTCCGCCGTCTGCCATTCGCTCATCGGAATCTGGGTCGCTATTGCGACTTCGACGATGATCCGATTTAAGCTTCCGACGGCCCAGCTTTTGGGTCTGACTTCTTACTGTTAATACCTTCTACAGTCTCGACCCAGATCTCGAAAGGCTTAACAGGATTCCCAGCTGCTTCGCGCTTCATAGCGTGATAAGCCAAGAACGTAAGCCCTTCGAGTCCGAGTTTAGATTCTGCTTCGTTTACTGTCGCGTTAAACTTTCGTTCCCACTTTACCCATTCTGGTAACGCCGCCACATAAGTAACGACGTCTCCCGATAGGTACTGGACTTCTAGTTCTAGCTTCATGTATTGCTCCCGATTCTGTTTATTAGCTAAATGTCTCTGTAGGTGTTCCCACGACTGTAAAGCTCATGCTAACAGTCTGAGCATCTGGCGATGAGCCGCCCACGCTTGGGAATAGTGGAAGAACGTTAAAGGTAAAGACTGCGCCTGTTACAGCTGTTAGCGACACTGCGATAGTCGTGTTCGGATTTACTTCCGCAGCTGACCACATAGCTTCGCAGAGCGAGTTCGCTGCGCCCCAGTCTGCAAGCATCTCGACATCGAACGTCCACTGAGAATCGATCGACTTATAAGCTTTTGAGTAAAGCGTGTCGTAAGTTTCGATAGTGACATCGCATGAGAGCGTCGCGCTTGTTGCTTGTTCGTCGTAATTCTTGGTGTCGATCGTCATAGCGAGATCGCGTCCAGTAATGACGGTCGTTGCCATTTTTTTCTCCTTAGTTAGTTTGTGTGTAATAGGTGGAAAGCTGAATCTCGCCCGCGAGAATCTCTGACGCGCCTATCGTTAACGGAATCGGATTCGATACGTCTCCGACTTCATACCCTGACGGAACGGCCGCCAGAATGCTTATTACGAGCTTCTCCCAGTTATCGAGTGCGCTCTGATTATCGTAGATCGCTACGCCTACGCTTATTACTAGGTTTACCTTTAGCTTTACGTTCGCCTTACCTAAGAACGTAGGCTGAAGATACGGGACGCTCGGAGTAACCGCGGCGAACGGAACGATGGGAGCTTCTGGAACTGAGTCGTAAGTGTTAGCCGCTACGCCTTGGATCGCTGTTTTTAGCGGAGTACGGACGCTCGTAAGAATAGAAGAAGCTGGCACGTTAGCCGCCGATCATTACGTCGACATCTATGTAATTACCTAACAGGCCAATTACACGATTCTGGAGACTGCGGCCCATTCTGTAGGGCGAACTCTGGAAGTCCACGCCTTCGATCTGACCGCCCGCAGCTGTGCGAGATTGGAAGACTTCGATAGATACGGCGTAGATAGCGGACTCGATCGACGCGTTTCCGACGTAGAGAGTCGCAGCTGAATAGCCGCTAAGTGTTGCCATGCCGTTCGGGATAATCTGGCGACGTGTTACGTTCGTCGATGTAAGAGCGGCAGAGAATGAAGAGTCTGTAACGACTGTAAGAGTGTGAGTAGCTGTAAAGGGAGCTGGAAGTCCAGTGATGACGATCGACTGTCCTACGACGAAAGGGTGCGTACGACGAGTAAAGAATGTCGCGACGTTAGTGTCCAGCTCGTACTCGATTACAGCTGTCGAGTTCTGAATGAGCAGCGGCAGAATAACTTGCTCCGCTGTGTCGATGATGTCGTTTAAGTAAGCGTCGTCGTAGAGAGAAGAGCTAACACCTAAGACGGATCTTAGCTG